CGCTTCGGCTTTAGCCACCACACGTGCCTGCTCGCCAGTCCAAACAGTTGGTTCAGACGCAAGAGTGTACGCCTTCGTAAGCGCTTTAGTAGCTTTAGCGTCTTCGCCAGCTTTAGAGGCTTTGGTAGCCACACCTAGCTGTGCGTTGAGCGAAGCATAACGCTTTTTGTTGGCAGCTTTGCGTTCCGCACGAGATGGCTTAGCATCAGGCACAGGTATTTGCACAGGCTCAGGAGAAGATTGCTCAACGTCTGCTCCTAGCATTTGCGCTAGCTGTTCTAGTAGTTGTTGGTTTGTCATCACATACCTCCCAGTGTGTGAGTGTGTAAAGATGCACCGACTTGGCGCACCCACAAGAGATGAGGAAGCAAAAGTGCTTACACTCTCTCTCCCTCTTTTTTCTCTCACCTTCGGTGAGAAAAAAGAGGGAGAGAGAGTGAACCTCAAACGCTTACACGCTTGAGGTCCACTCTCTAGGATCATCCAGCTAGCTCCCACGAGTAGCCGTCTGACCCTCCGTACGTATCCCAGTACTCAGGGTCATCCTCGTCCACTACGTCCGAGAGATGCTCTTCGTACCTGAGATCCTCTTCAGGCTCCGTGTATATCTGCGTGAGTGACAGTCTTCCGCCGTCTGTAAGCGCTAACCACTCCTCACGTGTGATCCCGCAGGTTGGGAAGTGCTTACGCTCCGTGCGTGCCGTCACTCTAACCTCGTGCATATGTGGCAAGAGGTGGAGAGGCTCAGCATATGCGTGTGGAGTGTCAAACGTACGCTGAGGACTAACGCCAAGCATACGTAGCATCTCCCACTCGCCAAGCGTGTACCTCTCAGGCTCGCTCGTAGCAGGGTTCTTCCAATCTGCCCAGTACTCACGCATAGCTGGGTCATCAGCTATCGTGTACACGGACGGCAGGTTAGACTCAACCTTGCCCGCAGGCTCCCGACTCCAGTCGGCTATCTCTTCGCTGGCACGTGCTGTCCAGCCATCAAACAAACCCATGTGTATACCTCCTATGGTAGGGTTTCGGAGAGAAAATGTTTGCACACTCTCTCTCTCAATATATCTCTCACCTTCGGTGAGATATATTGAGAGAGAGAGTGGTCCCACGCACGTTGTGTGCGCTTTGCCACTCATCATCTCAGCTCGTGTGTGTATGCGCATAAGATCTCCAATCGTTCGCCCAGCTCAACGTGCATACGTGCAGGCGCTAGGGTGAAAAAAAATTTTTTTATGCCCCTCTCCAGCGAAGCTGGAGAGGGGCGTGTAGGTCTTAGCTTAAGCTAAGACCGTACTCCTCAGCTTTGCTGAGGATTCGCTCAACGTCTTTCTGCCAAACCGTAGGTTTGGAAGCTAGCTCCATCGCTTTAGCTAAAGCTAAAGCGACTTTTTCGTCATCGCCCTTCTTGCTAGCTTTGCTAGCAACTCCAAGCTGAGAATTCAGCTTGGCGTATCGGCTTTTGTTCTCAGCTTTGCTGAGCTTTTTCTGAACCTTCGGTTCAGTTTGAGCCGATGCCACTTTCTCAACCTTCGGTTGAGTTTTCGCTGGAGCTTTAGCTCCAGAAATTTGGGCTGAATCAGCGAAGCTGATTGTAGCGAGGACAACTCCGTTGTCGGTGATTTGGATTTCCATTTTTGCCTCCTATGGGCTGGGGAAATTTTCCCCTTCGTAAACGAAGGGGGAAAATTTCACCAGCCCAACAACCCAGCTTTGCTGGGTTGATTTTCTGAACTGTATTGAACCAAGCTTTGCTTGGTTCCTCATAGTTCAGTTGTCGGAAACCACACAACCTTCGGTTGTGAATTTTGAGATTTTTGGCTGGATTTGAGGCAACTAGGACAGCGAAGCTGTCCAACGTGCCACAGTCCTTCGGACTGTGGCTATAACCCACCCCCCTTCGGGGGGTGGGTACGCAACTTTGTTTATATATATTTATGGAGGGACAGTGCGTTCCGATTTTTAGACTTGGGCTAACTACACTGTGAAACTGTATGCGACAATAGTTTCTTAGTACCATTCTCCGTTCTAGGGGAACGGAGAATGTTACTTAGTACTACTACTTAGTAATAAGGTGGTTTGTCCCGATAAAATATGAGATAATATAGACGTAGGAATGGGACAGTTAACGCATACATTAGAGGTGAATAAAATGGTACAAAATGGTGGTGGGAAAGGCTGGAAGGCAGACCCTGAAACAGGTGTAAAGGTTATGCCTGACAAATGGAAAGCCTTTCTTGAATGGCTCCTACAAGGACCAGAAAGAGAGCCTTACACGCAACGTGAGTGGGCTAGGCAGAACGACATACACGAGGACTCGCTAAGACGCATTAAACGTGATTCTCGTTTCGTCAAAGAATGGGATCGGCGTGCAGCCGAACTCAACATTAACCCTGAAAGGGTTCAGAGCGTCATAGATGCTCTTTGGCAGCGTGCTGCCGATGGTGATGTGAAGGCTGCAAGCCTTTACTTACAGTATATTGATAAGTTTACTCCTAAACGCAGGGTGGCGGTTGAAGATGATCGTGACGTTGTGGGTATGAGTGATGCTGAATTAGCGGATGAGCTTGAGGCTCAAATATTAAATTTAAGGTTGGTGAAAGATGCCGAAGGGTAAAGGCGGATATAGCGGTATGGGTAAGAAGTCCAAAAGGAAGCCTAAGAAGAAGAAGTGAGTCGTATTTCTGAGCTTAAGCAGGAAGCTGAGTGGAGGCGGTGTGTTAAGGATGAAAAGTATTTTCTTAAAAACTACTGGTCTATTGCTCATCCTGCTCATGGTCGTATTCTCTTTGATTTGCGTGATGCTCAGTCAGAAGCTTTGGATAGGTGGGAAGAACACCGATATAGCCTCACTTTGAAAGCTCGGCAAATAGGGTGGACTACTCTTGTTGCTGCGCACCAATTTTGGCTTGCTTTTTTTCATGCTGACCAAAACATAATTGATTTGTCACGTACAGAGCGGGAAGCTGTTTTGTTATTGCGTAAGACAAAATACGGTATGAAGCATTTACCGAAATGGATGGCTGAACGTGGTCCTAAATCGCTTGTTGAACATCAGCAAAGAATGGGGTTTGCAAATGGTTCTCAGATTACTTCCATGCCTTCTGCTTCTGATCCTGCTCGTGGAGAGTCTGCGACTTTGGTGGTTGTGGATGAGTGGGCGTTCTTACCTAATCCAGAGGAGGCGTGGGCTTCTATAGAGCCTGTGGCTGACGTAGGTGGTCGTATCATAGGGCTATCTACTGCTAATGGGTCAGGTAACTTTTTTCATAACCTATGGAACGGCGCTTCAACTGGCAATAATAAATTTGATCCTATGTTTTTTCCGTGGTCGGCATCTGAAGATAGAGATGAGGCGTGGTATGAAGGTAAAAAAGATTCTATGTTGCCGTGGCAACTTGCTCAAGAATATCCAACTAGTCCTGAGGAAGCGTTTGTTCGTTCGGGCAATCCTGTTTTTGATCTTGATGTTTTGGATAACATGCGTAGATATGTACGAGCAGGGACGGAAGGCTATATTGCGGAACCTCAAAAAAATTACATGGAGTTCAGATGTTAACTGTTTGGGAAAGACCTGAAGAATATAACGCTTACGTTTTGGGCGTTGATACTGCTGAGGGTTTAGGACACGGTGACTACTCGTGCATTCAGGTTCTTAGCGTTAAGACTGGGGAACAGGTTGCTGTATGGCATGGTCGTATTCCCCCTGATGAGCTAGCTACTGAAGTGTACAGGGTTGGTTTGTGGTATCGGGATGCCCTGTGTTGTGTAGAGGCTAATAACCACGGTCTTACTACGATAACCTGTCTGCGACAATTGGGTTACCCCAATTTGTATAGGAAGCGTTCTTTGAATCAGGTTAATAACCGCATAGGACAAGAATTTGGTTGGAAAACTACACGAACGTCTAAACCTTTAATGATTGATGATTTAGGCATGGCTTTGAAAAATGATGAGTTAATTCTTCGTTGTGAGAACACGTTAGCTGAATTGCGTACGTTTACTCGTAATGATCGTGGGCAAATGTCGGGATCACCTTATGATGACCGTGTTATGTCTCTTGCGTTAGCTAATCAAATGCGAAAATTTGCGTTTGTTCCTGAGTATCAAGAGGAAGTTGATGATACATTTACATTTAATTGGTGGGTAAGGCAAATACCTTCAAATCAACCTAATCATAGTAATATTGGCGCAAACACCTATCGTGGGACAGTTTAAGTCTATATTTAGGATAAACAATAAGGAGATCCAATGGCTCATAATGCCAAATACAATGAAGTAGGAGCAGGAGCTAAGCCTAAGCTTGGTAACACTTCTATGCTATATAACGGACCTGCTCGTCCTGCAAGTGGTAAAGGTGCTGGGCAGTCAGCAATTAAAAACGCTGAAGCTTCTGGCTCTGGTGTTGGAGTTGGTGGCAACCACAAATCACCTCGCAGTACGCCTAAGAATCAGCATGGTCTTGGTGGCAAAGTAGAACCTTCTGCCAAACAAGCAAGTGGTGCTGTTACAAGATAAATGGCAAACTTGCCGAATAACGCAACTTTTGAGGAGTATTGCGTAGATAAGCGTTCTCGTGAACCTGATATATCTATGGAGAAACTTAAAGAGGGGTGGGCATTTCGTCAAAAAACGTTGAGCCTTCAGATGTATTCATTTGAAGGTCAACGTTCTATTCTTCCTAAAGAAGAACACGATTTGACGTTAAAGGAACGTGAAAGAAAAATTATCTCTGATGCTAAGGCAGCAGGTAAAGATCCTGTATATGTAGGAAGTCGCTGGGTGTAATATGGCTAAAAGTGAAAAGAAGTCAGATAAGTACGCTCGTGTCCATGAGCGCCTTGAGTTGGCGAATCGTTGGCGAACTGACGAGGGGTACGATGACAAGTGGCAAAGATTAATAGACTTGTATCGTGGTAAGACGTATTGGAATAGTGGCAATAGAGATTTTTGGTCGGGTGATGTTGGAAAAGATCGTATTTCTGTCAATCTTGCTTTTAGCACTGTTAATGTTATCGCTCCTTCAGTAGCTGTTAACCATCCTAAGATTGTTGTTAAGGCTAATAAGCAAGGTGACGAAGATCGTGCGTTGTTTGTTGAAGCAGTAGTTAATTACCTTTGGCGACATCATGATTATCGTAAGCCTTTTAGGAGGGCTGTTAAAGATTTTATTATTTTGGGGCATGGGTGGCTTAAAGTAGGTTGGAAATTCGTTGAAGTTGAAAGGGAGATGTCTGAAAGTGAATTTAATAGGCAATATAACAATGCTGTAACTGAAGCCACTGAATTTGCTAGGGCAAATCCTGATATGGCTTCAGAAGTGCCTACTGATGAAGAAATTCTTGCTTCTTTGCCGTCTACTACTATGGAAATTGAAGAAGATCAGGCTTTTGTAGAGCGAATTAGTCCTTTTGATATACTTATTGATCCAGAAGCTACTTGTTTACAGGATGCTAAGTGGATAGCGCAACGAATTGTGCGCCCTGTAGAAGAGGTCAAGAAAGATAAACGTTTCAAAAGATCTGTTAGAACTAAAATACAGGCTGATTCTGGTCTTAAGGTCCGTTGGGATAACGATGATGAGCGTGATAAATACGCTGACGTTATTGAAAGAGTTACTTTATACGAATATTACGACATAGAAAACAATACGATGTCTGTGTGTACGGCTTCTGGAGATGTTACTGACTTTCTGTTAGAGCCTGTGCAAATGCCGTATGCTTTTGGACATCCTTTTGTAATGATGAGGAACTATGATGTTCCTGATCAGTTCTACCCTATGGGCGACCTTGAGTCTATTGAGTCTTTGCAGGAAGAATTGAATAAAACTCGTACTCAAATGGTTAACCACAGGAAACGATATGCACGTAAATACCTATATCATGAGCGATCTTTTGGTCCTTCTGGGCGTGAAGCCCTTGAATCTGATGAGGATGGGCGTTTTGTACCTGTTATTGACGAAAACCGACCTCTTGGCGAGGTCGTTGTTCCGTTGCCTCAGGTTCCTTTAGCTCCAGAGATGTACAATCATTCTAATATCATTGAAGGCGACATTAACACTGTAAGCGGGGTATCTGAATACGCTCGTGGGCAAATGCCTGAAATTAGAAGGACTGCAACTGAAGCCAGCATTATTGCTGACGCTGGAAACGCTAGAGCAGCAGACAAACTAGCAATGGTTGAAATAATTATCGGTGAAGTTGGGCAAATGGTGCTTCAATTGATGCAGCAATTTATGACTCAGCCTCAAATGGTACGAATTACAGGCAAAGATGATAAAAATTTATTTGTCGCATACACGAGAGATGATATTTTAGGTGAATATGACTTTTCTGTAGAAGGTGGCTCTACACAGCCACTTAATGAAACAGCTAGGAGACAACAGGCTATTTCGCTAATGAATGCTGTTGCTCCCTTAGTGGGAACAGTTGTTGATCCTGCTGAACTAGCTAAATATGTGCTTTCTTATGGTTTTGGGGTTAAAAATCCTGAAAAATTCATGGTTCAACAGCAACCTATGATGCCTCCTCAAGATCCAAATGCTCCCGAAGGTGCTGCTCCACCTCCCGAAGCTGGTGGTATGCCTCCCCCTGCGATGACAGGTATGGGAGGTCCACCAGCGGTTCCTCAAGCTGGTCCAGCTTTTGAAGGAACTGGCGGAGTTCCGCCTGAATTGCTCGCTCAACTACAAAATCAAATGGGAATGGAGCTACCAAACTCATAATTTGTGGGACAGCGTGCTATAAATATTAGGAACAACCGAAAGGATTCCATATGGAAACGGATCAAGCTACGAGCAATCCACAAGACACAGGAGTACATCAGGTAAACATTGATGGAGAAATGCACAATGTTTCAATAGATGAACTCAAAAGCGGGTATCAACGACAAGCGGATTACACACGTAAAACGCAGGAGTTGTCTCGTGAACGTGAGCGTTTAGCTCAAGGAGAAGCAATAGTTCAAGCACTAGAATCAGATCCAGAAGCTGCAATTTCAGCTCTTGGCTCTGCTTTTGGAATGGAAATGGGCAACCAAAATACTACCCCTCAAGGAAACTTGAGTGATGAATATGGTGAGGATTTGGACCCAGAGGAAATGCGCTTACGAAAGCTAGAGCAGAATCTTGAAGAACATAACCGAGCGTTACGCCAGCAAAATTTGCAAAAAGAAGTGAATGGGCTGCGTGATAAGTACAATGATGATTTTGATGACCAAAAGCTATTTACACATGCTTTGAAAAACAATATACCTAATTTGGAAGCTGCATATACTCATATGACTTATGGGGATATGTTAAGAGCTAAAGAAAATGGTGACATTGTTCAGGATAAGCGTGACGCTCAAGTCATAGATTCATCTACAGGAACTGCCTCTGGCAATCTTGAACCTCGTGCTACGCAAGCTATAAATTCAATTCGGGATGCTTATGAGTTGGCTAAACAGGAAAGTAATTAACCAACTATTTAAAGGATAACTTATTATGGCTGCAGGAAACTCAGCATTTGATCAGCTTCTTTCAACGACGCTGAAAAACTATGTCCCTAAATTAACGGATAACGTATTTTCTGCTCGTCCACTCTTCTATGCGCTCACGAATGGTCAAACTGTTCGGCGTATCGGTGGCGGTACGAAAATCGTTGTTCCAATTATCTATGGGAAAAACTCAACAGCAGCTTCTTACTCAGGAACTGACAGCATTGACACAACAGCTCAGGACGGTATAACCGCTGCTGAGTATGACTGGAAACAGTACGCTGTGTCTGTCACTATCTCAGGTATAGAAGAAGCTAAAAACAATGGCGAAGCAGAAATCATTGACCTCCTAGAGGGCAAGATCATGCAAGCTGAAGAAACCGTTATTGAAAACATGAACGCAATGTTCTGGAGTAACGGTGCTGGAAACGGCGGAAAAGACTGGCTAGGACTTAACGCCCTAGTTGGAACTGGAAATGATTCAGGTAGTGCTATTGGTGGCATTGATGCCACAGACAGTGATAACTCATGGTGGAGATCAACTCTAACCAACCAAGGCGGTGCGCTTACACTTGCAGCTATGTCTACAATGTATAACGGCGTTTCTGTTGGTAACGATCAACCAACCATTATTATTACTGATCAAGATGAATATGAAAAGTATGAATCTCTTCTACAACCACAGCTTCGGTACACCGATGCAACTGTTGCAGATGCAGGATTCCAGAACCTTCTCTTCAAAGGCGCTCCTATGACCTATGATAGCGGTTCTGACGTTGCTGGAAAAATGTTCTTCTTGAACACAAAGTACATCCGTCTAGTTGCACACAGCGATGTTTGGTTCAAGCCAACACCGTTTGTGCGTCCAACTAACCAAGATGCACGCTATGCGCAAATCTTGTGTTACGGAAACCTAACAATAAGTAATCGTTCCCGACAAGGAATGCTTTACGGTCTAACTGACTAAGATGATGGGGGGAGCAGGACTCCCCCCATTGTCAGAACAAGGAGAATTATGTCTCGTCACGCTATTGCTTCAAAATCAGGCTCGTATCTTGCTGGCACGAATGGTCAACCTCCCTCCGCTCGTATCGGCGTTCAAACAGCTAACGCTGTTCCTGTAGCTGGAGTAACTGCGTATGACGATTGGATTCCTCCAACAGATACTTCTTCTTGTTCTGCCACGACTCGCAAAGGGGAACCCTGTAAGGGGAAACCCCTTGGCGAGTCAGGGTTATGTATGAGTCACAAGGAATAATATGGCTCTTACGATAAAGCAGATGCGTGACACTGTTCGTGATATTATTGATATAGATTCAACAGACATCAGTGATGATGTGCTTAATACAATTATAGGACAGGGATATGACACTATTATTTACAGCGAGAAACGCTTTCCGTTTTACGAAGTTGCGACAACTTTTCAGAGTGTTGTCGGTCAAGCTGAGTACTCTCTTGCAACAGTAGGTGCTTCAGTAGTCGTTGACTCTGAAAGCGTTGGACTTCGTGAAATATCTGCAATTAAAGACGATGACCATGTATTTAAATTCATTGGTCGTGATGACGCTGACTTTAATTACCCTTTAAACGTTAATACAAGTAGCGACCCTTGGGAGTGGAGTTTTTGGAATGACACAGTTCGTCTTTATCCAACTCCTGATACTGTACAAACTATTTATGTAAGGGGTTTTAGAAATGCCAAAACGTTTGGTCGTGGGTCTAGTGACACTGTTACTCCTGACCTGCCTGCACCTTTTCATGCGATATTGGTTACGTATGCGGTAGCTAAAGCTTATTTGCAGCAAGAAGATCCTGTTATGGCTAACCAGTACATGCAGGATTTTAGAATAGAATTAGATAATGTTGTGCGCAGGTTCGCTGATACGCCTGCCCCTCAACCGATTATTGCTAATAGTCGTAAAGGTACACGTTATTTAGCTGGTTTTGGAGCGTTACGATACGCTAACGCTGATGGAGTGATCTGGTGATTTAAATGGCTAAAAGAGATTTTAAACTTCAGATGTTGGAGTCGTTCTCTGGTGGTCTTAACCTACGAGCAGATCAATTTGACTTAAAAACAGATGAATCTCCTGACATGTTAAACGTCAACGTAGACCCTCGTGGGGGTGTTGCTTTACGTGGTGGCGTAATACGTAGAAATGCGACTGCTCTTGCTAACGATGTTAAGGGTATTTGGGGGTTTTATACTGATGGTGGCACACAACAGGTCATGGTTAATCATGGAACTAAGGTTGCGTATTCTGCTTCAGGGAATTTTACAGAGTTAACTAATATTACAAATAGAACTGATGGTTCTAGGGTTTACGGAATTACGTTTAATAATGTCGCTTACGGAGTTTCGTATGACCAGCCTTCTTTTAAATGGGATGGCAGTACTGACGCTGATCTAGGTACATCTATAAATGGTTCTGCTGGGCAAATGCCCAAAGCCCAATACATAGCGCAATGGAATAACCATGTTTGGGTGGCAAATACGTACGAAGGCAGCGCAAGCAAGTATAGGTTGCGTTGGTCTAACATTAATGAAGCTGAAAAATGGTCTGCTGCTGATTACGTAGATGTGGACAAAGGTGAAGACGGCGATTACATAACTGGGCTTGTGCCTATGGGCGACAGGCTACTTATTTTTAAATCTAACGCTATTTACGCTATGTTTGGTTTTGGTAGCGATTCTTTTCAATTGGTAAATGTAACAAAAACTAGCGGTTCAGTGCCGTTATCTAGTCCTGTTGCTACCCCTGTGGGCGTATTCTATTGGCATGACCGTACTGGTGTGCATTTGTACGATGGCAATAGAACTATGAATATGTTTACAAAATTGGCTCCTGCCATAGACGATGGGCGCATAACTTTTACTAATCCACCTCAGTTGGCTTGGTCAAAAAACAAGCTTTACGTAAGTGTTGATTGGCAAGAAGAAGGCTCTACTGTGCGTAGAACTTTTGTTTTTGATCCTAGTTTGGGAGAACAAGGCGCTTGGATGAAACATGATATTGACGCTGGTCCTCTTTACACGTTTAGACCACCTAATAGTGAAACTATTTGCGTTGGAGGTTGTGTTGATAATACTGGTCGTGTTATACATATGGATGATGATTCAGATAGGGTGTTTGATAAATATGTCACGAACGAAGAAAATATACAATCGCATTTTGTTACTCCTTGGGTTTCCACAAGGAATCCGATAGTTAAAAAACGCTGGGGTAAACCTCAGATGGTTACTTTGGCGAAATCTTCGCTTCAGTTAACTACAGAAATATATAAAGATTACGATTTTGCGGAAGCTGCTAAAAGCTTCCTTATAGATATTGTTGGTCGTACAAGTGCTGCTACATGGAATAGTGCTGTTTGGAACACTGATTCTTGGGGTTCTGCAGCCGATTCAAGAGTTACAGATGTTAAAAGATTGCCTACTTTAGGGACAGGTAGGGCTATATGTATGAAGATTATCGGTCCCAATACTAATGCGGAGTGGCAAGTAAACGCTATAGGCTTTACTTACGTTCCTAGAAGGATGAGATAATGGCTATTACGCTAAATTCGTTTACGTCAGGAACAACAATAGTTGCTGCTGACATGAACACTAACTTTAACAATATTAACAGTTGGTCAGATACTGTTGCCCTTAAAGCAGGAGCTGCTTTTACAGGCAACGTAACAATAACTAGCGGTACGTTCACTGTAGGCGCTAATACTGCAGGTGATGATGTTAAGTTCTTTGGAGACACATCAGGCGCTTACGTAGAGTGGGATGCTGATACCGATGACCTTATTTTGGCTGGTGCAGCTAGGGTTGTAATTCCTGATGGTCAGTTAGTGCTTGGTTCTACTGCTGTTACGTCTACTGCTGCTGAGTTAAATATCCTTGACGGAGTAAC